CTCCCGGCCGGCAGGTTGTCGCCCGATCCGCCGGTGATCGTGCAGGCGTTGACGACGACCGTGCAAGAGACTTCGTAGCGCATACCGCCGGCCCAGTAGACGTCGTAGGTCCCCGTGGCCACGTCATGCCCGGCAGTGAGGGTGATGATCCCCTGCGTGTCGTTGGTGCGCGTCGTAAGGCTGCCGGCATGCGCCACCGGGAGCGTGATATCCTCGTAGTTGTTGGGGTGATCGGCCGTGCGCACGCCGTTCTGCGTGATCGACTTCCCGCCGATCTCCAGCACGATGTTGAACTTGCCTTCGCTCATGTCGATGTTCCTTTGCGTTCGGTTCCAGTTAGTCGAGAGTCGAGAGTCGAGAGTCCAGAGCTCTCAGCTCTCAGCTCTCAACTCTCGACTCTCACGTGATCGCGATCGCCGTGTTCTTGAGCAGGGGATAGTCGGTCGCCGCGCTGCTCACGCGCAGTCCGCAGCGGAGCTTCGTCTGCGCGGCCTTCTGGCCGCCGTCGGTGATCGTGTCCAGCGTCGCCAGGCCGCAGGGGTTGTCGGCGGCGTAGATCTTGATGTGGACATTGCTGCCGTCGGCATAGCACCGGACGAGATCCGGCTGGCGTTTGCGGAGGTAGGCCACCAGCGCGGTGAGCTGGGCGCCGGGGATGCCGATCGCGGCCCAGTCGCCCAGGCCGCGGAGGGTGACCGTGAGGTTGGGCTCGTGGCGCTCGACGCCGATCCAGGACAGGTAGTCCTCGCCGTCGCTGGCCTCCTCGTCGTACTTCGGCTGGAGATCGAGATCCCAAGCGGTGATCCCGCCCGGGGTCGCGGCGCCGTTGACCGTGACTGGGCCCAGCGTGTATTGCTCCGCGACCAGCGACACGGCGGGGATGGCCTGGGAGCCGAGGCCGACCAGGGGCGGATTCGTGCCGTCGTAGAGCGGCACCAGCCGGCAGGCGATCGTGGCCGGCTGATCTTGTGCGGCCGTGATCCGGCTCCAGCCCAGGTAGGATTGCACGCAGCGGATCCGCAGGTGGTCCAGGTCGGTGATCGCCTCGCGGACCCCGCGCTTCGTCGCCGCGCGGTAGTAGAGGTCCACGTTGCCCGCGGACAGGTCGGCCCCCCAGAATCCGCAGAGGTCGAGGATCTGCTTGATCGCCGTGGTGGTGAAGGCGATCTCCGGCTTGGCCCCCTGCGCGCCCCGGAAGCTCGGCGCGGCCGCGCCGGCCGCGTACTCCGTCAAGAAGTTGACGTTGGCGGCCGGGGTGGTGTCGGTCAACTGCGAAATCCAGGCTCCCGAAGGCAGCAGGATCCCGTGCAGGTACCATTTGTAGGCGGTGACCATTTTTGAATCTCCTATTCTCGTCTAAACCACTCGTGTTCCATGAGCCCCTGGATGCCCCGCTCGACGCTGGCCGCGGCCACCCTGCCCAACTCGATCCCCTCGTCGGGCATTACGCGCGTAATTTCCTGGCCGAGATTTGGCATCTTGCTGCTTCCGACGGGGTGCATCTGGATGTAATCCTCGGTGTCGTAATAGAGGTTCGCCCGGGTGGGAAACGCGCGGATCTGCGGCGTCCCTTGGACCACGGCCCGATAGGTGGCCCCGCTGAAAATCAGATCCGGCTTGCCCTCTTTTTGCCGACTCTTTTCGTACTTCTCCGTGCGCGGCAAGTAACCGTAGCGGCCCCGGGCATCCGCGCGAAAGTGGCGCGGGGCCATGACGCGGTGCCAGTACAAGGCGACCTCGGTCATTGCATTGCGCAGGACTTCCCGCCACGCCCGGACCGTGACCTCGCCCGGCTTCTCGAATCGCATCATCACGTTGATCCTGAACATGGCATCTCAAGTCCAGAGTCTAGAGTCTAGAGTCCAGAGTCTAGCCCAGATCTCTCGACTCTGGACTCTCAGCTCTCGTCTCCCTTCATCCCGCCTGGCCCCATCGCACGCGGAACTCCGCCCACCAGTAGCTGCCGGTGGCCTTCTCGTCTTTGGTCGGGCTCCGATAAAAGCCGCCGGTCTCCTCGCCCTGCACGATCTCGATCGCCTGCAGGCGATCGCTGTGGCCGGCCGCCGCGGCCACGTCCTGCATGACCTCGCCAGCCCATTGGGCGAAGTCGAGGGCGGAGACTACCCGGGCCTCGCGCCCGCGGCCCGGAAACCTGGCCACGTCGGTCAACTGCACCACGATCTCGCCCGATCCGTCGAACGCGCCGCCATCCCCGCAGGCTTCCTTGGTCCAGCGGACGCGGCTCGGATAGACCAGGGCGAAGGGGCGCAATTTCTCCAAGTCGATCGGATCGTCGACCTCCAACTCGAACAAAAAGACCTTCGCCGCGGCCGCCGCCGCATCGGCCGCGCCCACGCGGGCCTGGAACCGCGTGCTCTCGTACACGAGCCGCGCGGCCTCCTCGACCGCGATCACCAGGGGCGAATCGGTGCCGGTCATGGCTTGGGCCCATAACGGTTCGGGCGGTTGCGGGCGAACTTCAGCTCCCAACTGTGCGGCGTCACGTTGCGGACCACGCCCTGAAACGTCCAGGGCGCATTGGACGGATCGCCGGTACGCCGCAAAACGGCCCCGAGGCCGATGGCGGCGATGCCGCCCTTGGCCGCCGATTCGTCCCGGAGCGTCAAAACCCAGATCGTCTCCATCTCCGAGGTGCCCCCGTGGCCCGACTCCGGCCGCTCCTCCTGGCCGGAGATCTTGACCGTGATCGACCGCTCGGGCCCGCCCTCGGCCGGACAATACGCGATCACCTCGCCAAAGTGGGCGACGTTCAACATCACGTTGGCGACGTTTCGCAGTCGCAGATCGTCGAAGGTCATGGCAGTCGAGAGTCGAGAGTCGAGAGTCGAGGGTCGAGGGTCCAGAGCGAAGAGCCAAGAGCCGGTCTCTCGACTCTCGACTCTCAGCTCTCGACTCCTATCACCGCTCCCACCAGCCGGCGTCGATCTCGTATTCGGCCGCCGCGTTGTTGGACGTGAACCAGATCTGCAAGGCCGCGTTTTGGCCGGGCCCGAGGATGATCGGCGCGCAGGGAACCGGCATGCGCAGGGCGACCGTGCCGCCGAGCGACGAGGGTCCCGCGCCTTCCACCCCCCCGAACTTGAAGATCCACTCGTCTCCGGCCACGGGAATCACGCTGCGGAGCATCCCGTTGGCCACGATCCGGGCCTGGGCGTCGGCCACCGTGGTCAGGGCCCCGGCATACGCGAGGGCAATCGAGTCGCTGGGCGCGTCGGCGTTGGCGTTGACCGGGTAGATCCGGGATCCGCCCGAGGTGTAGCGGGTCTGCAACGGACCGGTCTTGATGAAAAAGTACCCGGCCGATCCCGTCGTCGGGACCGCTTTGCAGATCAGGCGGATGTAATCGAGGTACATCCGCTTGTTGGTCCCGCCGGGGCTGTCCCCGTTGCGGATGAGGAAATAGTAGCCGGCCGTCTCGCTCACTGCCGCGCTCGTGACGTGGGCGATCGCGGTCCCGGGCGTGGGGTTGGTGACCACGAAATAGCCGCCTTCGTCGGCGACCCCGTACCGAGGGCCGCCGATCGACTGAACGATTTGCTCGCGGAATCGCGTGAGGCGGATCGGCGCCTCCACGTTGTCGACGCTGGCTGCGGGAAGCGGCCGGGAGATGAGTCCCATGACCGCGGCTTGCGGTGCGCCCATGTTTGGTTCCTTACTTTTCGGGTTTTGGTTTGGGAGTTGGGAGTCGGGAGTTGAGAGCTTAGAGTCGAGAGTCAAGAGTCGGCTCTCGACTCTCGACTCTCAGCTCTTCCGCCTTCGCATTCCTATCGCTTGTACTCGATGTCGATCCAGTCGATCGTGCAGTAGGGCACGGTCGTGCCGGTGGTCTTGGCCAACTGCATGAATGGCTGGAGGTAGGTCGCCGCGGCCCCGGCCAGCGAGAACGTGGTCTTGGCCAGCACGCGCTCCAGATAGCCGCCCGTGCCGGAGACGAAGAATCGCACGTCGGCCAGGCCGTTGCGGAAGTCGATCACGTACTCCTTGTACGTCGCGGCCGTGATGTCCAGGCCGGTGTCGTTGTCGTCGTCGTCGGTCGAGGCGTCGTCGGTCTCGACGAGGATGTCGCTGGTAGCCGCCAGCTTGAACCAGGCGTTGTAGGCCACGCTGTCCTCGGTGTCGTTCTGGGCCGAGGCGACGCCGAAGACCAGACTCTCCGCCGTGGTGATCGCGGTGGCCTTGAGGCGGTAGCCGATCGAGAGGATGTTGCTCCACTTGATCGAGAGGATGTCGCCCCAGTAGAGCGTCATGATTTCTGCTTCGTTTGTGGAGGCCAGCAGCGTTTTCAGGCCGCCGGTGGCCTCGCTGGCCACGCCCGCCATCGTGGGCGAGCCGGCGGCGGCAGTGACCTTTTTGCACCACGGTCTGCCAAGGTTGTTGGCGACGATGGGCATCACTTGCGCCCCGAGAAAATCCTCAAAGAGGCGTGCGGTTGCGTGTTGCATGGCTTCGATCCTTGTGGAGAAGAAAACTTGTCTTGTCTTGAAAACGGGAATCGGTTGCGCGGTGAAGGCTACGCGCTAAAGCCGACGTGCTTGGCCAGGCCGCGGAACTCGGCCAGGACGGCGGCCCCGGTCTGCTGGACCTTCTGGATCCTCGCCCCCCGGTCGGGGTCCCACCAGGACTCGAGGACGGGCGTCTCTTCGCCCTGGAGGAAACACACCAGGATCGTGTCCATCAGCGCGGCGTCCGCGGCCGCGTACCACTGGGCGGCCGAAGTCGCGTCGAGCAGGGGCTCGACCACCGGCTGGACCTGCCCGTAGAAGTAGTTGGGCACGTTGGCATTTGTCGAGGCCGGGTCGGTCTGCGACCGCAGCAGCGTGTTGGCCGTCGCCTCCAGGGCCACGGGCACGAGGATCCAGCGGACCGGCGTGTTGAGCGTGGCGTCGCTGTTGAGATCCTTCTGCTTGCGCAGCACGGCCTGCATGAGCTGGAGCGTGGCGACCGAGGGCGGGGCGGCCGTCGTCGTGCCGGTGCCCAGCAGGTTGCCGCCGTGGCTCGACGCGTGAAACAATGCGATCCCATCCGCCATGGTCGGGTTGCCGGTGACGATCTTCCAGGCCAACTTATTGAAAGTGCGGGCCGCCGCGATTCCTTGGGCGCGCGGAATCCGCGAGAGGGCTCCGAGGTCGTCGTTAATCAGCATTTCCCGGCTGAAACTGGCCTTCTTCGCGTAAGTTTCCACTTGGAAATACTCGCGATCGTCGGTGAGCCCGGTATCCTCCGGAGTCTCTCGCCCCTCGGGCTTGACTTCGAGGTCCGAAGCGGCCGAAGCCTTGATCAGGTTCTGAATCTTGAAATCGGCCACCGATTCGCCCTGACGGCACCACAGCCGCCAGGTCACCGGGGCCTCGTTGAATCCTCGCACCAAAACCTTGTGGGCCGCGTTCAGGGCGAGGTTGGCGAAAGCACCGCTCCCGTAATAGGCCGGCCCCTCGCCGGCCAGCATGATCTGGCCGCCTTTGGCCAGGGCGAGGCTGGCGATCTGCCGGGGGCTCATGCCGCGGGTCCGCACGCCTTCCACTTGCAGGCACCGCGCGGCCAAATCCAGCAGACGCATGCCCAGGAACTCGCGGGCCTCGGGCCTGACCTTGGCCGTCGCATCGGTCCAGCCGGCCGCCTTTTCCTCGGGCACGCTCGCGGAGGCCATGCAGCGGGCGTCGATCGCCTCTTGGGCCAGGGCGGCGAACTTGTCCAGCGCGGCGGCGCCGAAGGTGATCCGCGGCACCGGTTCGCCGGCGCCGACCAGCAACTCGCGGATCTTGTCCCGGGTCTCGGCCGCCGGCAGGCGGAGGTTGACCAGGCTGGCGCTTTGGGCCTCGTCCAGGCCCACCAGCTCGCACTCGGCGCGGATCGTCTCGACGCGGAATTTCTCGTCGGCCGCCATCCGGGCCATGACCTGGTCGGCCACCTCGTCCGCGGTCGGCGATTCATTTCGCCTCAGCGGCTCGATTTTTTTTTCGGGTTCCTTGGGCAGGGCGCCGATCAAGTCCTTGAGCGAAATGGCCGCGTCGTCGGGGACCGTCTCGCCGCGGATCGCGTAGAAGGTGTTGAGGACCGCCTTGGCGGTCTCTTCGGAAGCGTCGGCCGCGATGAGTCCGCGGGCCACAAGCGCCGCTCGGATCTTGGGATCCATAGTAAGGGCTCCTTTGGTTCTGTTCGAAAGAGATTGTGGTTTGGGAATGGGGGACTGCCGGGCGAGGGATTCCAGCTCGGCGACGACCTCGGGCAGGGTGGCGATCCGATCGGCCAACCCGGCCGCCACGGCATCGCGGGCCAGTAGAGACTCCCCCTGGCCGAACGTGGCGCGGACGCGATCGGCGGAAACGCCGCGGTTGCGAGCGACCGCCTCCAGAAAGAGGTCATGGATTGCGTCCACCCGCTCTTGCAGTTTCACCCGGGTCTCGGCGTCGAGGGGCTCGATGTCGTTGCCCATCGCCTTCCAGCGGCCGGCCTTGACCATCGTGCGCCGGCGGCCCATCTTTTCGTCCGACTTGGCGAATTCCTGATGAACGATGTAGACGCCGATCGACCCCAGAGTGCTCGACGGGCTGGCAAAGACCCGCGAGGCCGCGGACCCGATCCAGTAGGCGCCGGAATCCATCTGGGTGTTGGCGATCGCGGCGATCGGCTTGGAGCCGAGTCGCGCCGCAAAAACCGCGTCGGCCAACTCGGTGGTTCCGCCATAGGAGCCGCCCGGGGAATTGACGTTGAGGAGAACAGCCTTTACGGCCGGATCGGCCAGGGCCTTTTGCAGCATCTGACCGAAAAGCTCGGTGGACGTCCCGCCGCTGATTCGACCAAAGAGGTTCATCCGCTGCGAGATGATCCCATCCAGCCCGAGGATGGCCACGCCGCCCGGGGTGACCTGGTAGAGCGATTCCTGATCGGGCGCCGGCTCCTCGAAGGCGGCCAATTCGGCGGACGTGGGCGGCCCGGCCAGCCGACGATCCAAAAGATCGCATACCTGATCAAGCTTGGCCTGAGTGATCACGTGCGGCGTGCCATACACCAGATCAAGAACCTTTTCGAGCTTGCGGGCGTTTTGAACAAGAGGCATCGGCTATTCCTCCTCCCCTTCCTGGCTCGATTCGGCGTCCGGCGATGCGTCGCCGGCGTCGGTTTCTCCTGGGGATGCCGAAGGATCGTTGGGGTCCTTTTCCAAGAGGTCGGGAGCAACCGGGGCGTCGGCCATCGTGCCGTTGACCGGGCCCGGGTAATCGACGGCCAGGTCGAGGCCCAATTGTCTGGCGTAGGCCAGTTCGCGGGCACGCTGTTTGAAGATCCGCCGCCAGTTGCGGCCAAAGTTGGCTGATTCGATCTGGAGCGTGGACAAGCCGGCCTGGATCCGCCGGATGGCCGCCTCGACCTCCTGCTGGACCTGAATCTCTTCCCAACCGTGGGGCAAGAGCCGCGTGGCCAGCCATCGCGTCCGCGCCGCCGCAAATTGGGTGGGCGACACCGAGCGGAGCCGACCGAAGGCGACGAGTTGCTGCACGACGGCCCGGCGCATCGGCACAACCACCGTGCGCCCGAAGAGGCCCTGGAGAATTCGCCAGAAGGTCTTGTCCTGGAGGCGGGCGAACCGGGCCGACGAAAAACTGGCCTGGGTCACATCGCCGGTCAGGCCCAAATAGGTCAGGCCGATCCCATTGGCCATCGTCTCCAAAATGAGCTTGATCCAGGGCCCGGCCTGGGCGGCAGGCCGTTTGGATTCAATCTGCTCGACCTCGTCGCCGGCGGCCAGGTCGGCGATGATCCCCGCGCCCAGCTCTTCCAGCGGGTTGCCGTCGCGATCCATGCCGGTGTCTGTGGCGTCGCCCGTCCCAAAGCCGAGCCCCGTGCCCATCCCCACCGCCCGCTTGATCGCCACCACGAACTTGGCGCCGACCGAGGCGGCGGTCATTTCGTCGCCGATGTACTGCCCGAGATCGCGGAGCGACTGCAGGATCGGGGCGAACCAGGTGATCCCCTGGGTCTGGCTGGGGCGGGTCTTGCGGAAAACGTGGATTACGCGGGCCGCCGGCATGCGAATCGAATCGAGGGAGCCGGCCTGGTAATCATAAGGGTGCTCTCTCCAGAAATGGTAGGCGACCGGCCGGTTGTAGCGGTCCATCTCGATGCCGCGGCGGATGCGGTTTCCGGCGGCCAAGCCCGTGGCCGGCGCGCCGCCCATGTTGGTCAGCGGCCAATCCAGATCCATGCGGAGCTGCTCGGCCTCCAGGAGTTGGTAGGCTAGCGGGATGGTGCGGTTTTTGTCCCCCAACTGAACGGAAACCAAAAAGCACTGGCCGACCTCGGCGCATTCGGCCATCGCCAGGGCCTGGATCTCGGCCAGGTGGAGCCGGCCCTCGGCGTCCGCCTCTTCGGCCCATCGCTCGTACCATTCGTCGATCTCGGCGTTGGCTTCCTCGTCCAACTCGCCGTCGATCTCCACCTCGGATTCGGCGCGAAAGCCTTCGTCGCCGATCACGTTCTGGACGATCCGCTCGACGGCCTGGTTGGCCCACGGCTCGTTGCGCTTCAGATCGCGGGCCCGGCGCGTGAGGCTATCCCAAGAGGCCCCGATCGCGGCGTCTGCCGCAAGGTGGGTGGTGAGCCAATCGCGGTTGAGGCGGTTGACCGCGGCCGACTGATAGCCCTGGCCGCCGGACACGCTCGCCTCGAGGTTGCGGCGGCGCATCTCGGCGGCCTGAGCGTGGCGCCGGATCTGGCGGAGTGGGGCGCGCACGGGCAACGGCGGCAGGGCCGGGGTTTCGCGGACGTCGTCGGTGGTGACCGTGGTAATGAGGTTCATCGTTTTCGAGAACATCAAGAGCGGCGCAAGGGGCATGCCAGTCGAAAGTTGGATCCTTGTTCGGCCGCCAGACGCCGGGTGAGATTTGCCTCCAGCTCTTGGAGGCGGCCCAGATCGAGCATCGTGTAGGTGTGCGACCCGTCGCCGTAGTTGGCGCTGCCAGCGGTGACCAGATCGGAGATCGCCTGGCGAACTTGATCGAGGAGCGTGGCGGTGTCTGGGGCTGCCATGCTCTCCAGCCTGGCACGTCCCCTGGCCCGATCGCTAGAGAGTAGTTACCAATGTTTGGTAACAATCTTACGCCGGTGCCGATTTCCCGTGCCCGTATTTGTCCTTGAGCGGGCCCACCGGCCGAACCCGCTTGTCTCTCTCCCGGCAGTCGGGCTCCGGGCAGCGGTAATAAGTGTACATGGCGCCCGTGCTGTAACTGATCATTTGCACGTGGTGGATGGGGCACTCGGGCCGATTGGCTTGCCGGGGCCGCGGGTCCGGTTCTTTCAGCCCGGGGGTTAATTCCGCTGGCGATTCGCCCGGGGCGTCGCTGTCGATCGTTTCCTCCTCGTTGAATCCGAGGGGCTTGTTGCGTTTGGACATCGGGTCTCCCTTCGTTGGTGGTTCAGGTCTTGCCTTCGGGCGAGATTTCGACGCCCAGCCGCTTCAGAGCGGCCTTGGCGATCGCCTCCGCCTCCTCGACGATCGCATCCGGGCTGATCGGCTCGGCGTAATCACCTCCGAGGCGGCCGGCGGCGATCACGGGAATGAGTTGGGCGTAGATCGTCAGAAAATACTGGATCGGGTTGAACTGGCTTTGAGCCTGGGGCTGCTGGCCTAGCAGGTGGATCGGAATGCGCGGGGCGCTCATGGCAGAGACCTCGAGTTGGATGGTTCGATCCGCACGACGCGGAGCGCAAAAGTTCGTAAGAGACGTTTGAGGGCCATGCGCAAACGGACGGCCAGGGGCGGGTCGCGTGGGCCGCCGGCGTCGCGCACGGTGATGAGGATCTCGGCCCTCGCTTCGCCTTTTTGCACTTTTTCCAAAGACGCCCTCATTCTCGCTCCCTCCCATAAGGCAATGGCCGCGGCGTCGCTGCCTGCTTCGGACGCCGCGACGATCGGCGCGGTGTTTCATCGCCGCCGGCAGGCTGCTGGACCGGCCCGGCGCGGCGCAGCAGATCGATCCAATCGCGGCCGGTCACCATGTCGGCTGCGGCCATGGCGTAGACCTCGTCGTCGAACTGGTGATTCCCGATCCGCTCGTCCACCATCTCCCAGATCTCGCCGCCGCGCGTGGTCTTGCCCGGCTTCCGCGTTTCGTTGCAGATCTGCCGCAGATAGTCCTCGTCCTGGTGAATGATGTCCTCGTAGAGGAACCACGCGCCGGGGGAATCGAGCGGGGCCTCGAACCGCCGATGGATCTCCGACTTGTAGGCGGCCGTGTCGATGGCCCAGCGCTCCAACCCGCCGGGGTATTTCTTGCCGCTGCCCGCGTGGCGCTCGACCACGCTCATGGCGTACATCTGGCCGGCCGGCACGCGGGAGTCGCCGGCCACGATCCGGATCCGGTTGATTCCCTTGGCCGCGCGGGACCGGACCCAGTTGAATACCTCCCAACTGCGATGCCCCTGGTAATCCATGCACAGGAGTCGGACGCGCATCTTGGTCAGGCCGATCGGATTGGGCCCGACCAGCGGGAACACGCGGTCCAGGACGAACTCGTCGAGCTGGTCGAGATCGCTCCCCGGTATGGTCTGGCCATCCTCGTTAAGCCGCTGTCCAAAGCGCCGCTCGTCGACGAGCCAACTCGTCGAGCCCTCGCCCCAGGCCCGGATCGCGCAATAGACGCAATCATCCTGCGTGTCCTCGCCGGCCGTCAAGAAGAACGCCTGCGCCGGCACCACGCCGCGGCGGTGGCTGCCGGCCAGCCGGCGCCCGACCCGCTGCCACTTGGGCGCCTTGGCCTTGCTCTGCCAGCGGAGGCCCAGCCAATTGTTCCACCAAGTCCGCAGGGTGGGGATGCGGTCGCGCGATTCGAGGTAGGCCGCGGCCATGCGGCCGAAGTCGACGGTCTCGGCGTAGAGACTCGAAAGCTGAAAGCCCGCGTGGCGCGGCGGGCGATCGGGCTTGCCTTTAAGCCGGCCCTGTTCGTCTTTGTCGTCTTTGTCAAGAACCGTCTGGCCCTTGGGACACCAGACGCCGAGGGCCACCATCGCCGGCTTTTCCTCGCTCTCGATCCGGCAGCCGCGCTCGCAGACATAGTAGGCCGCCTCGCGGGCCTCCTCCGCAGTGAGCCACTCGCCGCCCTCGCGCTGCAGTCCGGCGACGCCGCCGCGGCCGGCATGCGCGCCCTCCTTGTGCGGGAAGAACCGCAGCTCCTGGTAGCGCCCGCAGTGCGGGCAGGGCACGAGGAAGTGGCGCTGGTCGCTGGCGTCGTAGAGGTCGGCGATCGCCGAAGTCTCGTCGGTGGGCGTCGATTCGTAGATGATCAGAAAATGGAAGAAGGCTTTTACCCGCTCGGCGATCAGCCGCTGGGTGGCCCCTTCGTGCGGGTCCTGCTTCCAGCGGTCGATTTCGGTGCAGAGGACGTACCGGCAACTTTTGCCGGAGAGCCGCTGCGTGTTGCCCGACCAGGCGAGCTGGCACAAGAGATTGCCGAAGTCGATGGCCTGGTCGTTGCGCTTCCAGGCAGGCGGGATCAGGCGCGCAATAACGGGCGTGACCTCGCACATCTTGTAAAATTTGTCGCGGAGCTCGCGGCAGGCGTCGCGGTCCGGGGCGGCCAGCATGGCCGGGGCGGGGGAGACAAACGGCAGGCTGGCCAGCACCGCCTGCAAAAAAGTTGTCTTCCCACACTGAGTCGCAGCCATTATCGAAATCTGCTCAGTCTCAAGGTCGTCGACCGCGTCGAGCACGCCGCGCCAGTAGGGAAAGCGGCGGAGGTCGTAGCGGCCAGGGCTGCTGCTGGTCTCCACCGGCAGCCGGAGATTGGCCTGGCACCAATCGGCCGTCGAGGGCCGCGGCCGCGGCCGCCATGCCTCCGCTTCACGCCTCCACAGTTGGCCGATCGCCGTCGCGCTTGCGATCATGGGCCGCCTCCGCGGATTGCGGCCTGGAGCCGGCGGCGGGCGACGTTGAACCAGTGGGCGTCCTTTTCGATGCCGATGAAGCGGCGGCCTAGTCGCAGGCATGCCTCGCCAGTGGAACCCGAGCCCATGAAGGGATCGAGGATGAGGCCATCGGGCGGGCAGATGCTCGCGACGATCTTCTCCATCAGACTGAGCGGTTTCTGCGTCGGATGGCCAACCTTGCCGGGTTGACCATGCCGATAAGTGTCACAGACCACCACGTTGGAACGCTTGGGGTCGCGGTCGCCAAACCAGGCGCCGGGGCGGTAAGCGTAAATCGCGAGTTCAAATGCACTCGGCCACCAATTGCCTTTGCCGGCCGGCGGCGGGCACTTTTTCACCCAAGCAAAGGGTTTTGGAGTGAATCCATGCCTGGAAAGTAGATCGCAGATGGTTTGTGTTTGTCTGAGTCCGCAGAAGATGAAAGTTGCCTTGCAGGAGGATCGGCCGATCGCGGCGTCCAATCGGGATTCCATGTAGCCGTCCGGCAAACGATCCCAATCAAAAGAGAGGCGGCGGAGCCCGATGCCCCAATCGCCCCGAGTGCGTTGGGTTGCCCACAGATTTCGGTTGCAGTAAGGCGGGTCGGTCACGACGGCGTCGATCGAGTCCGCCGGCATGGCCGCCAGGACCTCCAGACAATCGCCGCGATAGAGCGTGACTGGACCGGAGCTATACGTCGGTTTTTTCGTCCGCTTCGCCAGGACCATATCCGCTTTCCGCTTCTTCGGCCAGGGCCGTCAGCACGTCCTCGATCATCTCCGCGACGCGGGCCCGCAGATTCTTCCGCGCCGCAATCGCGACCTGCTTCGGTAAGAGCCCGAGAATCCGGTCGGGGATCTGCTCCAGGAGGGCCTTGGCGTGGCCGATCCGCCGCTCGGCCAGGCGGGCCGCGTCGTCCGCGTCCACCAACTCGCCCTCGAGCTGCCGACGCTTGATTTCCTCGACCAACGCCTGTTCGCGGGTTTTGTAGCATTCCCAATATGATCTTTTCTCGCCGCTGGCCTCGGGCTCGGGACCGTGCTCGGCCCGGCCGGTGGGGCGGATGTTGGCGGCGATCCAGGCGGCGCAGTCCTCGATGCAGTAGCCGCCGCGCCGCTCGCGCGGCATGCCGCGCTGCAGGTACTCGGTGATCTGCCGCACGCCCCGGCCGATCGCCGCCGCGAGCTGCGGTCTGTTGCGCACGAGCGTCCGCGGCGGGCCCCGTTTCTTGTACCCAATGTTTTTACCCCAGGGAGGAGGAGGAGGACCTCGAAAAATCGCCACGCGCCCAAAACAAGCACTCGCCAAGAG